GTCACCGACTTTAAGTTTGCCCGTGTCGGTTTCGTGGGCAAGTTCCCCGCTCGCAAGCGTAGGGTTTGCCGATGTCCATTGAGCGGCGGTTCCCCGGCGTATTTGAATCTGAACTGCCATCAGGGTTTGCCTCCATCAAAAATAGAGCCGTCAATAAACATGTCAGCGAAAGCAGCAAACGAAGACTGGTTGTATACGCCTCCGTCAAGAACAACGCTGCCAACGTCGATAATCAAAGAGTGAACGACGGCGTCTACCAGAGATGGGTATTCAACAATGCTCATTTGCAACGCCATCGTTTTCTAGCCCGGTTTTTTCTTCTTTGCCATAGGTCACTTCTTCTTCTTGGGGCGTTTCTTCATAACGGGCTTCTTCATTGCCGGAGCTTTCTTCTTCATCATTTTCTTCTTCGAACGCATGGCTTGCCCTTTCTGATCTGGCGTTGACGTAATTCATGAACTGCTCCGTGCAGTTCTTGTAGTAACCCTTGCTCATCAAATGAGCGCTGGCCGTTTCAAGTTCACTGAGTTCCTGAACAAAAACCATCGAATACTCTTCGTCGGTCAACGGCTCCCAGTTTGTCATCTCTTCTTCAGGCTGTCCCGTGTCGATTGTATCGTCTGGCACAAACGACATAAGGGTCAAGTTTTCGAATGCAAGGTGCGTGTTTCGTTCTTCGCACCAAACTGACAGCTCTTTTTGCACGCCTTCAATTACCACAATTACAAGACTAGCCTCTTGGTTTTCCCATTTGTCGCAGATGTTCATGACATCGTGCTGGGTTCCAAAAGCAATTTTTACGTCGTTGTTGACCCAAGCGGCTTTCGCATAAGGGCAAGGCGGCATTCCGTTGAAGTGTTCTGACGGCACGCTAAGAACGTCTTGAATCCAACGTTTGATCTCTTCAACGATCACAATTTTCTTTTTGGTGGGGTAATAGTCCGTCATTCCATTCCTGTCGCGTTAGACATGTTTGGGTTGTTACCCAACAAAGCCCGCATCATGTCGTCGTCTCTTCCTTGCCGAGTTTGGCCGCTGCGGCCTTCTCGAATGTATCGCCTTGTAGTGACCGGCGAACTTCTAGTTCGTTCTCCCGGCTCTTGCATCATCGCCATGTCTTCGTCGGTCATGATGCCGAGGATCTCGTCAATCTCTGGCGTGTTGCTGTACTTGCTGACGTAATGCAAGAACTTCTGCATGTCTGGCTTGACGCCCATCTGCATCATCTGCGGAGCCATCGGCAGAATGACGCCCTGCATGACTTCCATCATGCTTTGGACTTTTTCTGCCGGACTTCGGTCTTGCATCGAATATGGAGCAATATCAAGATCAAAGTCAATAAAGTCTGCTTCTCTTACTTCAGGCCGAAAATCGGTCGAAATCTTGATGCCTGTGTCGCCGACATCTTTGCTAAACGGGTACGTTCCAACCGGATCGTAGTAAACGTATTTAGCAATGACATTCATTACCTTTTTGACCGCCGCAGTAGTGCGTTCCTGCATGTCAACAATCTTCATCGAACTAGCTTGTTTCAGAAGCCGTTCCTGACCCAGCGTTTCCGCGCCCTTTGCAAGACCACCGAGGGTGTCGAGGTTTCCGCCCAGATAACTGAACATGTCCTTGATCTGAATCAAGAACGCAAGACTTGCTTGATCGACACCGCCGTACCGTGCTTCTCTCGTTGCTTCGGGCCTGTCAGAACGAATCGTGTCGCCGTCATTTGCTCGCGTGATGCGTTCGCCGTCTTCCTCTGCTCCGCCCGCAACAACAGTCACGGTCTTCTGCCTGTTTGCTTGGCGACCAAGCTTTCGGAACACCGAGTTAGACAGGTCGTTTAGATCAATCAAATGGGCAATTGGCGAGATAGGCATGAGGTTGCCGGGAACGTCGCCATAACCAAGAATGTGATACGGACCCTCTTCTGGACCAGTCCAATCTTTTTCGTCCACGACGTTCTGATCGTCAAGGCCACCGTCGTCTGTTGACTGGAACGTAACAAGTTTTCGCTCGTAGGGAAGATAGATGTCCCAGAACTCAACGACGCGGTTCGTATCGCGGCCTTGATACCTGTCGCCGCCAATAGCAATCGAATTGATGCGATCGTCGCCTTGTTCGTTGCTTGTGCCGACAATGGTTTCTTTTAGCTTTTGAGTCTTGTCGCCAAACAGGTCCGTTTCAATGACATACTCGTAAGGAAGCTGGTATCGGTTGCCAATGTACTGGGGCTGGTCCCATTTGCTGACAGTCATGTCAACGACGAAGTCGTCGAGGTCAACCGTCTCGGCAAACACGGATCCGGCATCGCGATACATACCTTCTAGTTCGGCAGCGGTTTCGTCGTTAGGCGAAAGACCGACTTTTATGATGCCAATTGAAAACAATGCGTCCATGACCCAGTCGTTCAAGACTGTTTCAAACCGCATCTCTTTCAAAACCTTGTTCATGACGATTTCAAGATCCAACGCCAACGGCCTGTTTTCCGAAGACTTGGATTGAATGGTCACTCTTGGGGCTGATGCGGCAAGCTGTCGCTTGTACACAGAAATAGCCATCTCAAGAAAGTTGACCGGCATTCGTTCTGGGGCAGATTCGTCGGTGTAATGCGCACCAACGTATTGCTTTACGGCAGACATTCGTTGGCGTCGAAAAGGCTCAAGCTTACGGCGTGAGTATTCGATTGCTTCGCAAAGCTTTTTGTTTGTCAGAATTCGTGCCATTACCATTGCCCAGTCTTGGCTTTTGTTTTTCGGTCGTGAATCAACTTACGTCGGTGAAGAAACGAATCTTCGGGAATCACCTCGGTTTGTTTCTTCACAACCGGAAATCTGCTCATTGCTTTGCAGAGAAGGGCGTCGGCTGTGGGACGGTCGCCGTGGTTTTCATTAGCGCCAGAAGGATCAAGCTTGCTTAAACTTCGCGAATGCGTGATCCAACCCGTTGCTGCATAAATGATTTCGCGGCATTCGTCAAGAGCGGGTCTGGATCTATTGATAAAAGTGCCGTTGCTCAAAGCGCGGCGATACTCGCCATATACCGATCTCTTTTCGTCTTTCGTAGGCCACCAGCCCGGAATATCCGTCTGCTTCTTGCTTCTGCTGGCTTCGTTCGTTCGGTAGTAAATGTTTCGATATCCAAGCTCAAGAACAACATCGCCAAAGTTTCTGCCGGGTCCGGGCGCTTCCCAGATCAAGAACGCTCCGATGTTGTCTGATCCCTTGAACCAGTTTGCCAACGCGACCGCGTAACGGCCCAACTGGTCCGGTCGAGTCCTTGGGTCGCAGAACTCGGCCACCTTTTCGCCCGTTCGGCAATCACCGACCGAAATAACCGAATTGGAAGCGCCCGTGCCTGTTGCAATATCGACCCCAATGGCGAACCGCCGGTCAGATGGCATTTGGTTCTGGGCATCGGGGTGGATCCAGAGCTGTAGCCGCCCGTTTGGGCTAGCTGTAAAGCCTGTCACCTTCCCCCGGTCGTCAAATTCCAGTTCCCCCCTGAGATACGCAGGGATAACGTGCATGTTGTTGTGTTTGTTCAGTTCCGCCGGATCAAAGAACTGGTAATCACTCGCTGCGAAGTCGATATCCAGTTCCTGAGCAATTTCCTGCGGATGAGCGCATCGTTTGCATTGCTCGTCATACCACGGGCTTCGAGCTTTCTTGCCATCCATGTAAAGGCCCAAAGCCTTTTCAGGGTGCAGAGTCCAGTGCAAACGCCATTTCTTGATGTCATCTAGCCGTGTCAGGTCAAAAAACGCCCCGCTTGTGCCTGCGGGGGTCGAATTGAAGATCCGGCAATTTGTGGCATCACGGGTAGATGACAACGCCCGGTAGCTCGAATCCAATTCAAACGCCGCGTATTCGTCCAGAGCGATAGCAGTACGCCTGTCACCACGGGCTACGTCGCCAGTTGTCGATTCGCCGTCGATATTGCTGCCGTTGTCGTCGTTGGTCAGCCGCAGCTTGGTCCGAGTCATGTTCGGAAGCAGCCATTTGGGCTGATTCTTGTGCAAGAAGTCAATCTTCCAGAACAAGCTCTTGGGGTTGCCGGGCTTATCGACGTAGTCCTCGTTCCTGCTGACCAACAAAAAGGACAAATCAGGGCGAAAATGCCACATCCACTCAAACACCGTCAGAATGCACCAAGATGCGCCCATATCGCGGCTTTTCGTGACAAGAACGTCTTTGCCACTCTGGATGCAATCCACCAGATCCAGCATCAATTCGTCCTGAAACGGGTAAGTCAGGAACGGAATCGACCCATTTTCGCGTCTGGGGTCATATGTCCAGCCGAAAGCGTTGACGTAGAACAGCAAATCACGCTTGCAAGCCGTCCAGATGTCAGATGCTACTTCTCGCTTTGCCGCTGCTGACTGCAAAAGACTGCTCCGGAAGGCCAAATTGTCGGCCATGTCTTTGGGAACGGTCGAATGGAGGTCACTCATTAGTCTTTGCCGCAAGCTGAATACGAGAAATCAGGTCCATAATCGGCTGTCCGTCATCAGAAAAGCGGGTTTCAGCCTCAAGAGCAGCTTTGGTGGGCATCAACTGACGCCACATCTGGCTCCAGAATGACGCCTCATTCGCGTTATTGCGTCGAGCCCACTGCAACATCGCCCAAGCCTCAGCACTTGGAGCGTCTTTTGGCTCCGCATCCGCCACCATCAAGAATGACGCTACCCATCGGACAGTGTCAGCAGTGCTGGCAGTCTCCGCTTTGAACTCGCTCAACTGCGCGAACCCAGAAGACAGCCCCCCAGAACTCTCGAAAGAGGTCTGAGGGGCCGAGGAAGGAAGAATCTCCTCTGATGGACCGTCCGGGGGAGGCTCGTAACCCTCGGACATCAAACGATCCGCTTCCGACCAAGCTTCTTCAGCCGCGTAGCCGCGACCCTTTAGATCCTCACGCAAAGCAACAAAGTCCTGCCAGCGACCAACGCCGGTCCAGTGTTCCTTAATCGCCGCTTTGCTCTTCCGCTTCATGAATTCGTGTCTTCCCGGCTGACTCATGCCCAGAGTCTAGTCGCCTTCTGTGCGCTGTGCAGAGGTATCGACTGCTAGGCCGTAAGAGTCAAGGATCAAGAGACTTAATCCTGATTGCCGATACCAGTATCATTGGGCCGGGTTTCGGCAAGGGACGCCCTGTCCGTGCGCCGCGTACCACAAGTCGAAATCAGCTTCGCGTTGTGAGGGGCTATGCATTACGTGTCGCGGTGC